AAGTATACGTTGATATCGCCGTATGCGGCCTCTATAAAAGCTTTGGCGGCAGGGCTGATTGAAGCAAGGCAGGCAGCAAGGGATTTCTGAGCAGCTTCCTTCCACTTTTCCTCCGTGAAATTGCCAGCGCTTTTCAGCGCGTCCACGAAGGTTTGGTTGGTGGCGGCTACTGCTTCGGTGGTCGCGTCGGCAATCTCCTTGATATAGCCCTGCTTCTTGATGTCGTCGGTTTTGGCGGCTGCGTTTTCCGCCGCCTTTCTGATAAAACTCACGACATATGCAGTGAGTATAGAGAGCGCCGCCGTAATAACGGCGATAAGCAAATTGGAAAGAAATTCGTTCATGATGTCCTCCTTATTATTCCGGGAGCTTCAATACCTGTCCGGGATGGATGGTATTGCTGCTCAGACCGTTGAGTGTCTTGATTTCCGGGTATCTGGTGCCGCTGCCGAGCTGCTTTGCGGCTATCGCCCAAAGGCTGTCGCCGCTGCGGACGGTGTATGTCCGTGTGGCCGTGGTGTTGGGCGTGGTGACACTGGGCTTGCTGACCGCTCCTCCGCCAGTGGCCTTGGCGCTGTACTTCGGGACGCCGTAGCCCCGGATATATCGCCCGTTGACGTTCAGCGGCCTGCGCCCTACAGAATCGCTTATGTTGCCCTCGATAACGGTGATCTTTGTCCCGCTGACCTTCTCGACTATGCCCACATGGTCGGCGGCTCCCGTGCAGTCGCCCACGCCGTTGTCGTCCCAGTCGTAAAATACATAGTCTCCGGGGGAGGGTACATAGGCGTCGTTCTCCTGCCAGCTCCCCAGCGCCTTAAAGAGTTGGATATGCCTCTCGCATCCGCACTCCGTCGGGATGATATCGGTCAGCCCCGCCGCAATAGCTACCGCACTGGCGAAGGTGCTGCACCATGCGTCGGTGTACTTGACCGTGTAGCCTTGGGCCAGCGGCTTGTGGCTGTTATAGAGGTCGATGATTTTCCTGTGAGAGCCGTTGCTCTCCTTGCATCCGATATAGCTCTGAGCTATACCGACTACCTTGGCCCTCAATTCCTGTTCGGTCATAGCGGCGTCGCCCTTCACGGGTGCGGGGGCCGTGCCCGCATATCTTCCATAAAAGGTCTGGCCGTACCCGGCCCTCTTTGCTTTGGCCGCGTCGGACTGGTCTGCCGGGCGTTCAAAGTTTACGAGAACGCTGTCGCTGGCCGTCTTAACATCAGCGGCAGTCTTGAGGGTACTCAGGACAGCCTTGTAGCTCTCTGACAGTTCCTTATAAAGAAAGTCAAGCTGCATTTCCAGATCCCCGATAGACTTGCCTGCGGCCTGTGCAAACGCGAGAAGGCTCTGCTTGCGGCTCCAATACGTCCACTGGGCAAGGCCGTACCCGGCGCAGTCCTTTACAAAGTTGGTGTATACACCCTTGTCCACAAGCTCGGTATACTCGGCGTCGGAATAGCCCAGCTTGCCCTCGTAGGTGTTCTGGAGATTGTTGGGGCGCAGGCCGCTTTCAGCGTATAGATTCCCCATAAGGCCAGCGGCCCCGGCTTTGCTCAAGCCCTTGCTTATGAGATAATTCCAGGTTTTTTCCTCATTGGTGGTTTCTTTTAACATTGTAGGCTCCTTTCTACTGGCCCCAGTCCGGCGGCTCCTCGCGCTCCGGCTCCGGCCCGGCAGTGCTGTCGGTGCCGTCAGCCGTCCTTTTGTCGGGCCAATGGTTGTGTTTGCTCAAGTTCTCTACCACGGATTTAAATGCGTAGGCCACAACCGGGACGATGATTTCAGTCAGCGCCACCTTTGAAAGTTCCTCCGCTATCTGCATCTTGTCGAGTGCAGCCAGTATGTAACTGAACCACACCCAAGCAAAGCCATTGATAACGCAGGCCCAAACAAAGCGTTTCATTGTCTCTTTGGGTGGCTTATCAAGTCCGGCCCGGAGTGCGCGCACCATCCGGCGCAGGCGGTTGATAGTGCGCAGGCTCAAAGAATAGCCAAGGGCCACCCCCACAAGGAGAGCGACCCCGGCGACAATGACAGTTTTCATGTTTGGCTCCCCACCGCTTTTTCCAAATCTTCAATGCGGTGGTTGGCAACCTTGATTTTCTCCTCCTGGAGCTCTGTACGCTCCTCGAGGTGGTACGTGCGCTCCACAAGGTTGTTGTGCTTGCTGACCTTATCCTCCAAGGCTGTGAGCTTAGTCTCCATGACTGCTTGCTGCTTGTCCAGCTTTGCGTCTACGTTGTCGCTCATGGCCTTGGCGTTTTTGTTGCTGGCGCAAATCACGCCGAGCAGTGACAGTCCCCCGGTTATCAGGGCGACAATGATACTTTCCATGTAACTTCCTCCACTTTGCAAAAAGTAAGAGGGGCGCGCGTGCGTCCCTCCCCGCTATGTGTCCCAGTCCCCGGCGATCTCCCGCAGACGGTTCTTTTCGGCCAAAGCTTCTTCCTCCTTGACCTCTGCTCCAAACTGTTCCAGAACATACGCCTGCGCCTTAATGATCTCCGCCTGCCGGGTGCAGATGTCGGTCAACTCCGCGATAAGCTCTGTATTGCTCATTTCGCCTTTGCCTCTTTCGCGGCGAACTCCGCCGTGACCTTGGCCTTGACCTCCTCGGCGTAGTCATAGAACGCCTGATACTCCTCCGGCTTGGTGTCCTTCTGCCGCAGAATGGCGATCTGGTCGTCCACGCTGTACTTGGCCGCGATAACGGCGGCGATAACCTGCTCCCGGCTTGCGCTCATGTTCTCCTGTCCGTTCATTGTTTTTTCCTCCTTGATGATTTTAATTTGCATTTCGGCGGATTTTCACCGAATAATGCCTTATAAAGATTGTCCATGCTCTGGATTTGGTGCCATGCGTTTCGGTGGAGGGCGTAGCCCTTCCACGAGCTGTAGGCCTGACGAATATCCCCCAGGGGCATTTCCCCCGCCGCGCGACGGACGGCAAACTTTTTCAGCTTCCGACGCTCGCGGGTGACGCTGCTGCGGCAAATACGCCGCTCCGCCTTTCCCGTCTCGCTCAAGCGGTGCTTGACCTTGAGATAGGGGAACCAGCGGTCGAGCTTGTAGATGTGCGTTTTCTTGCGGTTTACCTTGATACCCAGCGTATCGCAAAAGGCAATTATTTTTTCCAACGTGTCGGCTGCTTCTTGCTTGGTGCGGAATATCATGTTTCCATCGTCCATGTACCTTTCGTACCAGCGCACTCTCAAGGTTTGCTTGATATAGTGGTCAAGCGCGTTGGGATAACTGACAGCGGTAATTTGTGAGACCTGGCTTCCGAGGCCGAGGCTCATTCCGCTGTTTTCCTGCTGGTCTTTGGGCCTTGGAGATTTCCGCCAGTTCCCGTTGACTTGCGGGAATCCAAACGGGGTAATGAAGGTGTCAAGTAACCATAGGATTTCTGCATCAGTGAACGCTTTTCGATATATGCCCCGGCATATTTCATGAAGTATTCTATCGAAATACCCGGTAAAATCGAAAATAGCGATATACCCTTGATTGCTGAATCCATTGGCCCTGTAAAACTGCTGTAAATGCGCGTCCAGCCTGTCCAGCGCTCTATCTACTCCCTTGCCCCGCAAACAGGCCCCATTGTCATATATAAGGCTCCTGGACAGCATGGGGGTTAAGGAATTGTCACAGGTGCTTCTCTGTACCACCCGTTCCGAGTAGTGGACGCTGCGGATGTGCCGGAGCTTACCCCGCTCAATAGTGTTAAACTCCACAAAGCCCTTGGAAATGTCCTGCCTTGCACACAGGGAATCGTGGGTATCACGGAAGTTGCGCAGCAGGTTCATCTGGTATCGCTGGACGCTCGCTTTCCAGCAGACGTTCTTGCGGGAAATACGGTTTGCCCGTTTGAGTGCGTTGTAGCTGACTATGCGCTGGAAATTATCGTACTGGGCGCACCGCTCCGCTTTCCTCCGTTCCCGCCGGGCCTTGCGGCGCTGATACCGCTTCTCCCGGCGACGTTCTAATGATGTCATATGGCCTCCTCGGAATCTCTGTACGGCAGGTCCCCCACGCAAAGCGCCACCCCTGCGCAAAGGTTGTATCTTTCTGACTTAGCCGCATAGCAGTACCGGGCCTGAAATGAGCGTGGAATACACAGACACGCTCACCAAGCACGAAAGCGTCCGCCCGACTGCATCAAAGTTGCCGCCCGGTTTTGCCGGACGTGAATTTACCCTTTCGGGACGGTCATGCGCTCCTTCCAAATAATATAGGCACGGCTTTCGGCTCCCTCGCGGGGCTTACTTGGACTGGCCCGGCCCTTCCGGGGGCCGTATTGGAATCAGAGCGGCACACAAATCCACCCATTCGTGGCGTAGTTGTTGTTGGCGTTGCCGTTGTTGTTGACATAGCACACATAGTCAGCTGAGGCCCGATGGGCGGATGCCTCCCACCAGTTGTAGCGAGCGCCACAACAACGCATTACAGCGCATAACCAATGGCTTACTTATTCTCTTTTAATTTCTGTGCAATTTTGCTGTTGGCCTTTCGCCAGCCGCGTAAGAGCTTGGCCTCTTTCACCAGCAGCTCAGTCAAGGTTTGGAATTTGTCGGCGTTCAGGTCGAGCGTTTCAAGCATGAATTGGAGGTACTGCATAATTTGTTCCACGTTGATAATTGCCTTGTTCTGGTAGTCCCTGCGCATTTCCAGCTCATGTTCATTGACCGGGTAAATTGTATTGGCCGCCGTAATGTTATCCATCATGGCGTTTACCCGCTGTACCATCGGAAACGTAAAAACGGGCCTCCACCGCTTCGGGACGATTTTTTCATTCATCACGAAGCGGACGGCTGTGACCCGTATCTCCGCCGCCGTATGGTAAAATTCCAGCTCGCTTTCTCCGCGTTTGCTCTTTAATACCGACATACGAAAGCTCCTCCTTAACTGTCGGCCCCGCCCCACATGGGGGACGGGGCCTTACGTTGTATCTCTCTTTTGGTCTGTGCTTGTCGATTACCCGATGCGGAAGCAGAGCGGCACACAAAACCACCCATTCGCGGCGTAGGAGCCGACGGCGTCGCCGTAGCTGCCGACAAAGCACACACAGTCAGCTGAGACCCGACGGGCGGACGCCTCCCACCAGGCGTAGCGAGCGCCACCGTTGCCGTTGCCTTTGATCAGGTGCAGGGAACCGCCGATGAAGATGGGGTACTGTTTGTTGCAGCCACCGCCGCCTGCTCCCCAGCTCTCGTCACTCCAGACGGCGTTGCCAAAGACCTCCACCTCCGTGGGGAGCCACAGCTTCCCCATGTTGTACCACGCCCAGCCAGTGGAATCGTTCAGTGCTCCGGCCTCGGAATAGCGGGTTTCCAGCAGCGCCCGCTTTTCAATAATGCAGGGCTTGAGGTCAGCAGGGAGCGTAGAGAATACGCCTGTGGCCTCGTTATTCATAGTCTGGAACAGCTTAGAAGCCCTCCAGGGGTTCGGCTCCGCCGCCGTGCCGTTGTTGGTGTTGGTGTCGTTAAACACCACCGTACCTGCCAGACAGTCGCGGGAGATGAAATCGACGTGATGGCCGACTTCCTGGTCG